CAAGAAGGTATTGCTAGTTTTGGATTCTTTTTTAATACTCTGTAAGCATGACCATGCACATCTGTTTCTAAAGTAAGGTGTGCTTTAGTATGAACGACTTGGATCAGCAGTAACATACCAACCAAGGAAAGGTTGAACATAGTTACTGGATGACCCAAAATCTTTGTGAAAGACTTAATCAATCTGCTGCAAGTTTAGCGAAGTAGGACAGAGCATCATCGTCATCATTAGAAGATGAAGTGATGTCAGGTGAGTTGAAGTCAGGAGTGCTAGAGGAGACAGGAGCAGAAACATCGATTACTGTAGGTTCATACTCTTCGCTCTCGAAACTAGGAGCAGATGGTTTGGAAGTACCGAGAACCATGCTCATGCGATTCTCCAATTCTGTATAGGATTTGTACTGATCAGCATTGGTATAAGTTTCAAGCGAGTATGCTTGCTGCCATAGTGATTCCATCTCTTCATCATCAGCACTCAGTGCTGAAGGTGCTGCGAATTCAGAACTATCATAGTTCCAGTAACCACCTACAGTTTTGATCTTCAGTTTAAAGTTAGCACCTTCCCAGAAATCAAAGACGTTAACTGGTGTTTCGTCTTGGAACTCAGGTTGCATTGCAGCAATCACTTTGTCGTGGATCTTCTTACCATACTTGTAAAGGAAGACGCGACCTTCGTTATCAGGATTAGCAGTGTCCTTAACAACATAGATGTTGCTGTAGTAAGACAACTTGCGCTTGCGATTACGTGCGATCTCTTTATCAGATTCTACACCGCTGTTCCACAACTTGTTATTAGCAGCACAAATGGGACACTGGTCACCATTTGTAGTCAAGCAGTTGTCGATCAACCACCCACCAGGACCTTGAAAAGCGTGAGAGTATACTTTTGCCCATGGAAGTGACTCTCCATCAGGAGCAGGCAGGAAACGAACAACGGCATACCCGTTACCACTCTTGTCGAGTGCTGGTTTCCAGATACGCTCATCTGCGCCACCTTCTTTAGTGGACTTAGTAAGTTCTTTCTGAAGGAAGTCGAAGTTAGATTGGGACTTGCGCTTCAGATCTGCGAATGACATGTTAGATTTGTTAGATTTGGTTTACGTGTCGGGTCTTACGCTCAATACTGTGCTGCCCAACAAAGATATTATAGCAGGTGGTGGATCAAATGTCAACCATCCTGTTCCATACGAGACTTTGCTTCCTTCTTGAGAGCTCGGACTCTGGTCTGTAGACTATTGAACATCACATTAAGATCTTCATTTTCTTCCGCACCTAAAAGAACAGCAGAATCTTTCATTGATTGTACCATATCTTTTGCTTCCTCATCATCAGAAAGTGTTAGTCTGACGTAGAAAACTTTTTGTTTTTCAATAAGAGTTTCAAGAACTTCAAAGTATTGAAATTGTTTATCTAGGGAGAGCACAGGGAATGTCATCATAGAACGCATACAAAACTGCTGCATCTCTGCCATTTCTTGTAGGTCTCCACGGACCATTTCGGATTGGAAAAAATTACTCATACTAGTAATAATTTTGCTCTACTTGTTTTTTTCATGAAGTTAAGTTGCTGTGCATCAAACTTCAATTTTTCTTTAAGTGGTTTGCTAATCAGTTTAGAGACTGATTCAATTTCAATCTCATTTGTTTCACAATAGTGTATAACAGCATCAATATAATTCATATCATTATTATTTAACACTAATTTTTCCACGTCTTGCGAGAATCTCGCAGCAGTCATAAATTTATCCTCGGGATTTTCCTGCATATTTTTCCTGGTATTCGGTGATGTACTCTTGTAGTCTCAAAAAGTATTCTTTTTTAGGGGTCACTACTGAAACTTGAACATCACTATTTTCACAAGCAACAATTGTTACTAGTTTCTTTACTGTAATGCCATACAATTCTTGCAAACAGCAGGCATATGCAGTTTCTTGTACGTAATAATCGTACAACCATGCTTCTTTTTTTGGTTCAGCAGAAGTTTTAAAGTCAATGATGGCGAGTTCTCCATCATACTCTCCGATGCAGTCAACACGTCCTGCAACCTGTAAGTAATCAGAATATAACGCGGCTTCTTGTAGGTATACTTTATTTATCTTGTTTAAAATAGGTACACTTGAGTCGAACATAATCCAAGGTAATGGCATGTCCTTGTATTTTTTTCTGTCCAACTCATTGTTGATGTAATCTTCTACCAGTTTATGATAGCGTGTACCTCTACCTGAAGCGCGAGTTGTTTTTGCTTGTGCTACTTCCATACCAACTCTTTTACGCCACTTAGCTAGACCTGCTTGCTTCTTGGCGTTGTTACTGATCACAGTTGTGATAGATGGATACTGGTTCCCACTAGGAGTAAGATAGTATCTCTTCCCATCAATCATTTCGGCATTCATTTCAACGGGATCTAACCCAACATGATCAAAAATATGCATTACAATCCTAAATTAAGTTTGGCAATTAGATAAGACTTGACAAGACCAGAACGAACAATATCCTCAATTCCAAACTCAATGAGACTAAACTCATCCATGTTTGCAATAATTTTTTGGAAGTCTAGAATGCCTGTACGCTCATTAGTTCTTTGAAGATCAGACTGTTGAGCATCACCGCAGAACATAATCTTTGTCTCTTGACCACAACGTGTCATGATACTATCAAGTTCATGGAAGTTAAGGTTTTGACACTCGTCAATGATAACAATAGAGTTGTCCAGTGTGGTGCCACGAAGGAAAGATGTGGACCAAAATGATACAGTCTCTTGTTCTTTCAGATTTTCATACAGCATATCAAATGCTGCATCATCCGGCATCTCAAACATTTTCTGAACCATATTTTTATATGGTATCTGATAAAGAGATGCCTTATCTTCATGGGTTCCAGGCAGGAATCCAATCTCTCTAGTAGCAACCAGGGAGCGAACGATATAAACTTTTTCGTAAGGAGTATACTCATCAAGTACATCTTTGAGTGCCAGATATAGAGCTACGAAAGTCTTACCTGTTCCAGCACAACCAGATGCATAGATGTTTTTACCATCAGCATACTGCTCAAACATTAGTCGCTGATTTTCTGTCAGTGCCTCAATGTTTAGAAGGTAGTCAGAATTAATAGGTTTCTTTCTACGCATCTGTTTGGCAGTCATACCATTGATGTCAGGTTGTGTTCTCTTTCTTCCTCTAGGCATATGTCACCACTCCACCTGTGAATAAGGCATCTTTGCCATCTTGTTCATGTGTTCACTCCATCCAGGGTGAGTCTTGTTCATTTTGTTGCGCCAGTCTCCGACTTCTCCGATACCAGCACAACCTTCTGACCAATCTTTGTCCCACTCAGGATTCTCATCCTTCCAGGTACAATAATCTTTCACGGTCATATGGAGTTCTTTAGTTTCTCCAGTAGATTTATTTATGACAGGGTATGTAGGCATTAGTTCCACTCCATTGCTTCTGATACGATAGGAAATTGTTCACGGAAAATATTTTTACATGCTTCCGCAATGTCCATGTGTTCTTTTTGTGTTCCGTTAGCAGAACGTAGATCTATATAATGAATCCATGAACGAACTGATCCTGTCATAAAAATGCGAGTACCAACAGCCAAAGGAAGCACAAAACGAGCACACTCTTTAGCAACCCCTTGACGAAGAAGCTCATTATAGATATCAAGACTCTCGGCAAAATGTCGAGCAATCGTCCCTTGTAATACAAGTTTCTTTTCGGGGCTGATATCATCCACTGAGTTCTGTCTGTTCTTGAGATCTTGAGATCGAAGATCTGGGACAGGTATCTCATTACTAAGGAGATTCGTGTCTGCATATCGTTGAGAAAATTCTTGATATGTGAAACTGCGGTGTCTTAATATTTGAGCTGCGATTCCACGGGTAGTATTTATCTCAAGAGTCATGTGTGCTTGCTCAAACACTGACCAATGGTTATGTTTAATGCAATACTTAAGTAGTCCAGCAATCTTAGGATTGTCTTGGTTGTTAGGATTACTTACGCGAGCAACATAACCCATAGTCTTCTCAGCATCAGGAGTAACAGATACTAATTTAACATTCATATTATTCATCAAATACTTTACACATAGGTGAACCAGGGTGGTCATCACAGAATTTATCTAGAACTTTATCTTGATGTCTGTTCTGTGGGTCAGCAATCTTACCTTCTGTCTTTGGATCCCACTCATCATCTGGGTGTTCTTCGTTGCAATGAAGTTCTACCTTATACTCATTCCACTTATCATTAGGATCATAAAGTGGATCGGATGGATCTTTTTGGCGTGGTTGTGACATGATTCAACTATCCTTTTTAAATTGTTTACGACATAGTTTAACTGCTTTAAGTTCGTCTTTAATTTGTTGATATGCATCTTCAGGTGAGATTTTTCTTGCCATCTCCATTGCGGTGATGATCTCTACTCTAGTGCCAAAATGCTTTAGTGCTTCTTCAAAACAATTTAGTTCTTCGTACATTACATTACTAGTCTGGGTCTCCGTCGTCATCATATTGCTCGCCATATTGGTATTTACTTGTATCAGGACTAATTAAATACGATTGCTTATCAGCATAAACTTCAGTTTTTAGAGACTGAACTAACAACTCTAGATTTTGAATGATTAGTTTTAGTTTGTCTTTTTCCATAAAAGATATATGATTTACTAATTATACCATAAAAAAGAGGGGCAGTCAACCCCCCCATTAGTTAAACATCAAGTATTACTTGGTGTAAGTTTTACCACGATAGCAGAAAGTCCCGTGAGACTCTTTGCTTTCTACACAACGAGTAGAATACTCAACACCACGATATGAAGTGTGGGTAATCTGTGCGTTATGCAAAGCAGATGCTTTGTTGATCTGCTTACGAATGAGGTTAAGTGTGTTCATGATTGTTACTCCTGAAGTTGAGGTTGTTTTAAGACCCCGTTCCTTCAGTCGTGTGCGTCCCATGGATAGCATTCAGGTGTTGATTCCTTCATGACCTCAATCAACTCTACCTTAAAAGCATTTGAGATATTCTCATTTGCTTTCATCTTAAGCATGATTGTATCAGCTTGTTGACAGGTGAGTGATGAATAGAATAATAGTTCTAACATAGGATGAACGACTCCGTTCCGCGACTTACTTGCGTCCCACCCAAGAGTGGGATGAACGTATGGTAATTATACCACAACTATTTATTGTTGTCAAATGGTAACATTCAATACCAGTTATCTGGTGATGTGCTCAAGGGTGTGCGAGAGTGCTCCCATCTTAGACCTTATTATAGAACATGCGAGTTCAGGATTTGCAGAATCTCCACAAGTATAAACGTCAACCGCAGCTTTACCATCCTCTGGCCAAGTATGAATACTCATATGACTTTCAGCAAGTAAAGCAATAGCAGTCACACCTTGAGGATAAAACTTATGAGACATGATATTAATCAATGTCATGTTGGCATGTTTTGATGCATCATCAAGAACTATACGAATAAAATCTTCATCATCTAAGAGATCAACATCTGCACCAAAGATGTTTAATAAAAAATGATTCCCCATTACACCAACCAAAAAGAATCATTGCGTCCTAGATTACACTTACGAATTTTAATATCAAAACCATTCTCTTGAAACCACTTAGCATCTTGCCAACATTCTTTAAGTGATCCAAAGAAAAATACTTCAGAATATTTCTTTGCAGATATCACCAACCCATTAGAATTAATACGACGCATCACTTTAGGATCACCTGATCCAATTTTCCAGTACTGAATACAAAAAGTATTTTTATTACTACTAGGTTTATCAGTGATGCTCATTTTATTTCTTTTCTTTAGGTGGATTTGGGTTCCAAAGTTTAGGGTTTGCTCTCCCGTCTGACTGAGTAATATTCACAAAATCTTTTTTATACTTATCCCAATAGTGATCAAAGATTTCTGATTGTTTAGCGGAAATAACAAGATCAAACTTATGTATATCCCCCTCAATATATTCTACTAAGAAAGCACTATAGGGAAGAGATTTATCTTTAGAAACAGAAGGGTCACATGCAGTTTGCAAAATTTTCAAGTGCGATTACCCCATTTAATTGTTGGGAAAGCTTGTTCGACACATGCTCTAGTAATCTTATACTTTTTCTGCAGTCCTTTATCTTTAATAAGAATAAGAAGTTGTGCTTCTTCTTCACAAAGACCTTCTAACATTTGAATGAATAAATTCTCACGTTGAGTCTGCTTTAAACCAGAGTTACCACCTTTAAAGAAAAGATACAAGCGACGGAACTCTTTTTCTAGTACTGTATGATCAGTTCCTTTAGGAGCATCGTTTGCTTCAAATGGCACTTCACCTTCAGGTAACATAGAGATAATGCTCTCATCATAATTTGCAATTAGGATGGAACGTAAAGCAGGAGTATTAAACTCTTGTAGAATTTGAATTTTTTGTGGTTTTGTTTTTGCATTGCTCACTTTTTGGAGCACTTCAGATACTAATAGTTTCATTTTTTAAAAGGTGTTGAACTACGAAAGAAATAATCTTGCATCAAATCATTTAACTGATGCTCCTGGAAATATTCCAGAGGTACTTGTTTTCCACTAATATTTAGTGAATTAAACTCATTCAAAATCTCATCTTCAATTTCCGTAGGGATGCAATCAAAATCAATTAGTAGTTGATTTCTTTTATAATTTTCTAATTGTTCTTTACTAGAACAGAACTGGTGTGGTTGTAACTCAATCCACTTAGAAAGATTCTTCTGACTAATTGGTCTCTGTCTTATTCCATTTACAAAACAATCATCAGGAGAAAGAAAGTTTGGGATACCATCTGACTTATCACCTTTAATAATATGCTCTTTAATAAATGAATGGGGACTATCATATCCAATATGTTTTTTAGTTATTGGATTGAATTGATATACTCCTGGATACTTTTGCAATTGAATAAAATCTTTGTCGCCAGATAGAATTAGTATCTGTTCTTTTGGACCTTTGTTTTTACACAGGGTAGAGATAACATCATCTGCCTCTGCGCCAAGAACTTCTACTACTTTGTAAGGAAAATACTCACGAATTTCATCACGTATTTTGTTAAGGACTTCAAAAATTGCTGACCAATCGTGACCAGATTTTGCTCTATCTTTCTTTCTATTTTGTTTATAGTATGGAAAGACTTGCTTTCTCCAATATTGTTTAGAGTCGTAGGCGAGAACCATCTCGCCATACTTCCCTCTATACTTAGTCTCATACATTTTTAATGATGTAAGAACCATATGTCTGACAAGATCTTCATTGAGCTTGTCAGTTTTCATTTGCGCCATCAAATTACTAATCATAATTTGATTCATATCAATGATAATCATCCTCCTCCTCGTCTACAAAACGTACTGATAATAGTTCTTCATTAATCCACACTCCATTTTGGTCATACATTTCAGGATGTCCTTCTTGCTCATCTTTAGAAAGAAATAGATAAACAACATTATTAATGTGCCATCCAGTAATAATTCCTACAATTAAAGACAAGAAAATAGTGACGCCTGAGAAAAAAAGAATGACTGATGTCTGCATTACATTACTCCTTGAGTATCTCCCAAGTGAATTCCAAATTAATATTGAAAATTCTTTTAAGGAGAGTTAATTTGTGATTAATGATAACACCATTTTTTTCTGGTGTATTCTCTTTTTTATCTCTCCTGAGCATGAGCTCTGTGCCTTTATTTATTTCTAATTCATTATCTTTTTGACTTGACAAGACCTTTTACCACCAACAATTTTGCAGTTTCAACTAACCCTCCAATAGATTCTCCATCCATTATAACATGAGGAAATGTAGTTGCTTCAGGGTATTTAGAAACCATCTCCTCCTTTATTTCTTTCGTATTACATAAAATTTCAGTATAATCTAACTCAGCACGAGTCATTAGTTCTTTTAATTGTGAGCAATACTTACAGGAGTTGATTGTGTAGATAGTAATTTCCATTAGAATTTGTTATATAAAAAAGCAGTTGCAATTAATTTATCACCAGAGAGTGGAATGTTTCCTCGGTGAGGATACAAATAATTACAAGGGAACATTAATACTTTACCTTTAGTTGGTTTAATTTTTCTTCCAGTGTACAAGAACTCTGTTTCTCCACCCTCTTCTACATCATTAAGATACAGAATGAATGCTACCATTCTATTATAAGTTTTTTGTGTAGCAGTGTCAATGTGTACATCAAACAATCCTTCTCCTTTTTTATACTCTCTAATAGAATAGTCTTTTGATTCTATGTCATACTGCCATGGCCATCCCTTTGTTTGATCAATGTATCTACTTACACTAATATTAAGAATATTAAATAAAAGTTCCCATGCATCACCTTGCAACCAACTTCTAGTTGCTAAAAGAATATCTGGACGAACTTCATTCTGATCTGTCTCAGGATTTTTACTACATGCTTCGTGCTGAAGTTCTTTATTATCAACAAACCATTGAACTAATTGATCACAAATTTCATCATCGATTAATTTCTCTTCGTATACAAAATCGTCAAGGAGCATAAAAAAGGGTCGTTGAGACCCTTATTATAGACTATGTACCAGGTTATGTCAAGATGTATTTACAAATTCTTTTACAACTTGCTTGATCGTCTAAACATTCAATTAAACATTCGTAATAATCATTGATCATTACTAGTTCTTCTTCTGCATCATCTACAGTGTGTTCAAAATTATTCCATTCTACCATTTGTTGATGTGGAATTAAATTTTTCATTGTAATCTCCGGGGTGAATTAAGTTTTTCTAAGCATAACGAAGAATAATTTGGTTACATAAGATACACAATTGATTCTGTATTAATTATAATGGTTTCAACACAATTCACCATCCGTATAACTACTCAACTTTTCCAATTACCCAAGATCTCATACCATGTGGGGTATCAGCAATCAATTCTTGAGTTAATGTTACTACGTCTGGTGGCACAACCAAACAGAATCCAATACCAAGATTGAATACATTTCTCATCTCTTCCTCAGCAATGTCTCCTGCCTGTTGGATCTTATTGAAGAGTTCTGGTCTCTCCCAAGCATCATAGTCAACATCAACTTTCAGACCTGCTGGAAGGCATCGTGGGAGGTTCTCAGGCAGTCCTCCACCTGTGATGTGTGCCATGCCTAGGATAGGAACTTCATCCAACAGGTGCTGGATCAGACGAGCATAGATTGTAGTAGGTCTCAGCAACTCTGGCATCTCCTTATAGTAGATGTAATTTCGCCACAGCATATCATTGATGAGTGTGTATCCATTACTATGAACTCCATTACTCTCAATACCAATGACTACATCACCTGCTTGAATGTTTCTGCCATCAACAATATCATTCTTCTCTACCACACCAGTGCAGAAACCAGCAACATCATAATCAGATTGTCTGAAATGCTCTGCTGTTTCACCACCAATCAGTTCCATTCCAGCAATTGTACAACCAACATTGATACCATATACAATGTCACTGACATTAGCATCAAGTGTTTTGGTAGAGATATAATCTAGAAAATATAATGGTTTAGCACCAGAACATATAACGTCATTGACGCACATAGCAACGAGATCTTGGCCAATAGTTGTATAATCATCAGCAATTCTACAGATATTAATTTTAGTTCCTACACCATCAGCACCAGATACCAGTACAGGTTTCTCATATCCTGATGGAACTTCCATCATTCCACTGAACCCACCGTCAATCTTAGGTGCTAGTACCTTTAGATACTCAACAAAGGAACGTCCTTTGATGATGTCAACTCCAGAAGTTTTGTAATCCATAATCAAAAGTTTTTAATTGCGTCAATGATATGATAAAAGTGTTCTTCTGACTTTAATCTACCACCAAAAGTAAGACCATCAAATTCAAGAGAAACTGAATTATTAATATCTACTGGAGTAAGATCTTCAACAGAAAATTTATCCTCAACAAAAATTTTATTAAGAGATGCTGCAGTATCACCTACATCAGCAAAAATTTTACTGAGTGCAGGGTGGTTCCAATACTTTCCATAAGATTGATCATCTTTATTAGAATAGAATTTTTTACGAATAGAACTTCTAACTGCAGACACTGCTTCTGGAGGTAAGTAAGGGAAGCACTTCTGAATCTCTTCGTCACGCACAGATAATCTTCCTGCAGATGGATTATTAATTCTCCACTGCAAAGATTTTATAATTATAATCTTCTCATATCTCAAGCGATCACTAGCAAATTGTGGCCACTCAGATTTAATTTCTGATATAAGTAGATTGTTTTTTGTTTCAAATAACATTAGTAAATTTCTCCTTTGATAATTTGTTCACGATTCTTTAGTTTCCATACAATGTATTCCATGGTAGGGACACACATAGGGTTCCAACCAACAAAGGTTGTTGATTCTCCACTTGGTATCTTCCAACAGGGAGCATCATCATTATCAAGGTCTAGTGATTCACGATATGCTTCATCACCAAACATAACAACTGCTCGCTCTGCTTGATTCAAACTGGTGAAGCAAGCAAAACCATTCTTCTTAATGATGTCAGGGACGTGATGTTTCATTGGATTGCTAGGGGTTGTAGTCGGTCAAGGATCTCACGATAGGCAGGAACGATATCACCTTCATCGTTTCTGAATAGATCTTTATCAAATCTTTCATCACCACCAATCTTCCACAATCTCATACTATCAGGACTGATCTCATCGGCAAGTAGCAACTCACCATGAGCAGTGTATCCGTACTCAACTTTAAAGTCAACCAGATCAATACCTAAGATGTAGAACAATGAACGAAGGATGTCATTGATACGTAGAGTCAAGTCAATAAAAGGTTCAGGATCATATCCCATCAGACGCACACGATCTCTTGTCAACAGAGGATCATGCTTGTTATCATCCTTCAAGAAGAACTCAACAATAGGATGTGGTAGTGAATAACCTTCTTGTAGCGTTGTCTCACGAACAATAGATCCAGCAGCACGATTACGACAGATAACTTCCAGAGGAACGATGTCTACTTTCTTGCAAATCATCTTGTTAGCACCAACCATATTGATGTAGTGATTAGGAACATGTTCCTTGGCAAGTTTCTCAAAGATGAGAGCAGAGATACTGCAGCAAAGAGAACCTTTACCTAGTGGATGATCAACCATCTCACCATTACCAGCAGTTACCTTATCGTGATACTCAATGATGACTTGCTGTGCATCGTCACCAGCGTATACAGTTTTGACCTTGCCTTCTACAATTACTTCCATAATTTTTTCACTAATCTAATGTTTCCTGATGTAACAATTCTAATACAATTCTCTTGCTCAACTTGATCAACACCATGCAATGCCCAAGAAGGAAATGCAAAAATGTCATTTGTTTTTTGTTCTGGATAATGCTTCTCTCCATAAGAATCTATAAAGAAAAAGCATTTTTGTTCAGGTGCTTTTAAAATATGAACCCAAGATATAATAGCACCTTGCCCATTATGAGCATGGATCTCATGAGATTTAGTAGTATTACTATATGCTTGAACCCAATAATGTTGTTCGTATGGCATCCATCCATGCACACCAACATCTTTTGTTAAAGCAACACTATGTTCTGAATAAAAGAGATCAAGATCTTTGGTAATAGATTCATCGTTAATACCATTGGAAAAGTATGAAGACCAATAGTTTGTTTTCTTGGTGTATGAATTATTGAATTGATAATTACCAATGATATATTGTTCTAGTCTATCAACAAAATTAGGTTGACAAACAGAACGCCAAAAAATCATATTGATTTTGTCGATTGATTCCTATAGTATACAATAAAAAACCACCCCTGTCAAGGAGTGGTGGTCGGTTTAGGCGGTGGTCTGAATGGACAATCTGGACATCCAGCACCACAACATCCCCTAGAAAGGTTCACTGAAGTGTTTATCGATAACTTCGATACGTTCTTCTTCATGAGCAATAATATCTAATTGTTCTTGAATA